AGGGGTATGTAGATGCCCAAGAAAGACGTAGCCAGAAAGAAGTAAAAGAGTTGCAGGCTCAACTTAAGGATACTAGGAAAAGAGCCATTGCCACAGGTGATGGGGAAGCGTTTGAGAAAGCTGATGAACAGCTTAAAGAACTAGACGCACAGCCCACAGCACCTCCCCAGGAACAACCTTGGGTTACAGAGTGGCTAGGTGAAAATTCGTGGTATAACTCGGACACTACGCTACGAGTAGTAGCTGATAATTATTCAGATCAATTGAGGATGCTTAATCCCTCTTTGACTGAGAAAGAGTTCCTAGATAAGGTGTCGGAACATGTTAAGGCTGAAATGCCTCATAAATTCGTTAATCCCAATTCCCGGCAATCCCCGGACGTTGAGGGTGACGGAGGAAGACTAAGTGGAGGAGGTGATTCTACTGCGCAGACATATAAGAATCTTCCCCCTGAGGCTAAGGCTACATGTACCCGACTTATAAAAGAAGGTATTATTAGCGATAAAGAAGAATACGCTACACTTTACTTTGAAGACTAAGATAGAAGAGAGAATAACGATGACAGACAGTAATCGAAAAACCCCTAACACTACGGGAAAAAAGAGACAGAGAGTTCCTTTCGGTGGACTACGCAGTAAACTTACTATTAATGAGCAGGATAAGAAGTTCCATTATCATTGGTTTAATGACGTAGAAGATAGAATCGACAGAGCTTTATCGGCTGGATATGATTTCGTAAAGAAAGACAGTGTACAAGTAGGAGACAAAGATGTGCACAGTGGAAACTCAGATCTGAATAGCCGAACATCAAAAAGATTGCGTGACTTTACTATATATCTTATGCGGATACCTATTGACCTCTGGACAGAGGATCAGAAGTTGAAGCAGGCAGATGCCGACCTTGTAGACGAAAGTATTTATGGAGGTGGTGCTGATAAGGTACCACTTAGCTATGGTCTAGATGTTAGGTTCAAACCAGGTATATAGATGAAGAAGCGCAGGGTAATTTTAACTATACTTAGGAGAGTATAACAATGACTGGTTTAATTCCTGTCAAGCGTGGCGGAAATTCTCCGTATTCAGGGGGAGTCAGCAAATACTTTGTATCTGCATCGGACTCAACTGCCCTGTATATCGGTGACCCTGTTGCAATTGAAGGCACTAATACAGAAACCAATGGTCATTACCCTTCAGTAGTAAAAGGCACACTCACTGCAAACAATCAGTGGGTAGGCTCAGTAGTGGCGGTTCTTCCGATTACGGATGAGAATAAAACCTCAGAACCGCTTCGCGTGGCATATCGTGCAGCTTCGACAGCAGCATACGTTCTTGTGGCAGATGATCCTGACCAAGAATTTATAGTTGGAGAAGATGAAGGCGCTGCTGCCATCGTTACTGGAGATTTAGGTAATTTAGGCTTATTGGTCGCAGGTTCTGGTGGATCTACTATTTATGGCACATCTAGTGCTGTATTGGATTCGTCCAGCTTTGATTCAGGCACGGCTACTGGACAGCTAATTTTGCTGGGTATGCAGGACCGTACTGATTTCGCACTCAACGGAGATGGTCAAATGTTCCGCGTTCGTATTAACGAAGCGATGCATCAACTGGCTACCCCCGGAACATCCATTTAAGGAGGGATAAATTATGGCAGGTGGAGGTGTTATTTCAACCGGCAATCATCCCAAACTTTTATGGCCTGGGATTTTTTCGTTGTTTGGAAACAAATACAACGCGCACGACAAAGAGTATTCGCAGTTATTTGACAGTAAAACGTCAAGTAGGGCTTACGAGGAAGTACAGGAGACCACAGGTTTCGGCCTAGTCCCTGTTAAATCCGAAGGAGCTAGCTCGGTATACGACTCGCACACACAAGGTGCAACCTCACGGTTTGTCAACGTCGCTTATTCTTTGGGTTACATAGTAACTCACGAAGAGCGCCAAGACAATCTGTACGAGGAAGTATCTCGCCAGCGAGCAACAAGTCTTGCTTTTTCTGTTAACCAGACCCGAGAGAATGTTGGAGCACAGGTTTATAACCGAGCTTTCAATAGTTCTTTTGTAGGAGCAGATGCGGTGGAGCTTATTGCAAGCACTCACCCAGATGCTATAGCGGGTACACAGTCTAATCTATTGGCGACTGCTTCAGACTTTAATGAAGCTTCGTTGGAAGATATGACAATTCAAATCATGCAGGCTAAGAACAGCCGTGGTCTAAGGATTTCCCTTAAGCCTACGTCTCTTATTGGCCCCGTAAATCTCGTTTACGAGTTTGAAAGGGTTCTTAAGTCCAGCTTGCAGTCAGGTAGTGCTAACAACGATCTAAACGCTGTTAAGACGACTGGCGCGGTACCGAAAGCGGTTACTAACCATTACCTTACTGATACGGATGCGTGGTTCTTACGAACTAATGCGCCTGAAGGTATGTGCTGGTTTGACCGTGAAGCAGTATCGTTTAAGAAGGATAGCGACTTCGATACGGACAATGCGAAGGCTAAATCTTATATGAGGTTTAGTGTCGGTTGGTCAGATTGGAGAGGAGTCTACGGTACGGCCGGGGCTTAATCCTAAAAGCCTTTTGGGGGCGGGCTTTGTACGCCCCCTCTATATTATTTAAACTGTTGGAGGGTTTAACTAATGGTTCAACGAAAAGCGGTATCATTGCCGCAACAAGTTACAATGGCAAGGGATACAGCATATCCCTATCGTGCCAATATGGGTATGATTAACAGTGCTGAATGGGTTACATTCTTTGACGACTTTACAGGGGTTACGGCCTCTAATGCACCAGATGGGTGGACAGCTATTATCGACACAGGCGCTACTGCGGTAGACGGTGCAGAAGCTGGTGGCGTCATTGATATTTCTTCAGATGGTGTAGATGAGGGCGTAGGTCTATACTTACCCAAATCTATTCATCTTACAGGAAAGAAATGGTTCATGGAAGTTCGAGTCAAGGTAGAAGATGCTGACGACAACATCATAGCATTCGGCTTATCTGATCTTGTAGCTACCACGAATCCAGAAGACTTATATGATACGTCTAATGCAGATGGCATCTCTTTCGGAACTACGACAGACGCTGAAGCTACACCTTTGCTGGTATATGATAAGGACAATGGTGGTCCTGTCACTGATACCCCTGCTGGTACTACTTTCGATTTGGCTGATGATACTTGGCACACACTGGCTTTGTACTACAACGGTGCAACGGTTGATGCCCAGAAAGCCTTGATTGCATATGTAGATGGCAGTGAAGCTACCCGAGCAAGTACAAATGCCCAGGTACCAGAGGATGTAGTTCTAGCACCGTTTGTCGCGGCCCTTGTAGAGGATGACGCTACGGATATTATATCTATCGACTATGTTCGGTTTGCTATAGAGAGATAATCATGCCTAGAATTAAGACAATCGACATAGACCCGGCTAACGTAGACCCTAATGGCCTATGCGCCGCGTTGCCAACTGGTTCGTCTTGGACTCTGGCAGGAGATGCAGAATTTGTAGCGGTTTCAGCGGGAGACGGCTTAGCTCATCAATTGATTGTTACCACCGCAGGCAATGAGCCTGCTGGCAATAGTGCAATTATGACGATCACTGGCACTGATGCTGATGATCGGGCTATTAGTGAAGCTATTACTTTACCTAATGCAACTACTATCGAATCTACTTTATATTTCAAGACCATTGATTCTACAATTACAACTGATGCTGCTACTATTGGTACAGTGGACGTAGGGTGGGTAGACGAGGTATCTACTAAAACTTTCCCACTTAATAGACACTCCGCTACGGGTGCTCATGTACAAGTGGACGTTACTGGCACTATTGATTTTAGTGTGCAAATCACTAATAAATCTCTAGCTGCTGGTGCAGATCAAGATACCCTTGCGTGGGTAGCTCCGCAAGATGCGGACTTTACTACTACCACAGCGGATACTGTGGGCTATTTAGATATACACGCTAACGCAATGCGTTTAATTGTAAATAGTTACACCGATACAGCAGAGATTCAATTATACATTTCTCAAGGGTATAAGTAAACATGGCATTTTCCGGTTCCTATGACTATACGGAAACATTAACCGCTGCCAACGTCATAGCTTTGGCGTTGCGGCGGCTTGGTGTTTATGATCCAAATGAGACAATAGATTCCACTGAGGAAGCTAATGCTCTCATAACCCTTAATCTTATATTAAAGGAGTGGAGTGCGGCAGGAGCCGATGTATGGTCTAGGGGCACGTTCTATCTGTTTTTAACAGGTACTACTAATAACTTCTATGATACCAGTTCTTCTACGTCTTACTTTGTTTCAGAGTTAGGAGGAGCCAAGCTAAATGCTGCTGCTGCATCTGGAGCAAGTACCGTAGATATAGATACCAGTTCTTTGGTATCTAATACAGATCTACTATTCATAGAACTAGATGATGGAACTATAGAAGCCCACGTAGCTAATGGTAATCAATCTAGTGCTACTGTGACCCTCACTAGTACGCTAGGAGGGGCAGCAGCTTCTGGGAACTATCTGTATCAAGTAACTTCTTCTGATAGATGGCAAGAGCGGTTTATTGACATACTTAATATAAATAGGGTCATACAAGACGGCACTAATGTCAACACTGCTGAAGGTGGTCAGCATAGTCCTATGGAGCTAATTGGGCAAGCAGAGTATTCTCTTCTGTCTAAAAAGCTCCAAACGGGGCAACCTACGTCTGCCTACCACGAAAGGTATCCTATCTCTTCTCGTATATATGTTTGGCCTAGTGGAGCTAGTTCAGATGTGCACAGGATAGAGATGCGCACCATAGTTGCTCTGCAAGATTTAGATGCTACTACAGATAATATCTATGTTCCAGCAGAAGGCATGAATGCTCTTAGTTGGCAACTTGCTGCGGAAATGGCCTCAGAATATGGCATCTCTGAAAGAGAGAGTAATAGGCTATGGAAAGTAGCAAGTATTAAACTTGAGGATTTCCTTAATTCACAGGTTGAGGACGCTTCGTTTAAGTTTGAGCAGGAACGTAGACCAGTATGAGAGTACCTCTTTTAGCAGGAGCGTATGAGGGGGTATCTACTAATACTTCTTCTCAACAAGCTATAAACTATTACCATGAACTGCCGGCTCCCAGAGAGGGCCACCAAGGTGCTATGGTACCAGTTCACGGTGCATCCTTATTTGATACTCTAGCTAATACTGGAGATATTAGAGGGATGCTGTTTGATTCTGGGGATGATCTTCTCTATGTAGTATCTGACAACGATCTGTACTCAGTAACGTCAGGCGCTGTGGAGACTGGAAGAGATGTTTTAGTCACAAGCTCGGGTAGAGTCGAAATGGCTATCAATCCTCTTGAAAGAGCTATTGTCACAGTAGATGGTAACACAAGTCTGCACTATGATATAGCAACTACTACTGGTACTAATATAACTGATGTAGATTATCCAGATACGGCTACAACTATAGCGTACATTAACGGTAGGTTTATGGTCAATGATCCTACTGTAGCAGGAAGGTTTTTTTGGTCTGATCTTAACGATGGGACTTCTTGGGACAGCCTATCCTTCTCTACAGCACAGACTTTAGAAAGCTCTGTCCAGAAGATCTTTGTAGATAAGAACGACATATTTATTCTAGGGGACTTCCAATCAGAAGTATGGTACAACTCTGGGGATGCTAACTTTGTCTTTGAACGCTTTGAGTGGATTGAGACAGGGATAGCGGCGGCTGGGACCGCTGTACAGTTTGATAACTCTGTAGCTTGGTTATCTCAAAACGATAGAGGCGCACTTCAAGCCATCAAGATGGGAGAAGGATACGCACCAATGGTGCTATCTACTCCAGAAATATCTAGGAAGTGGGAAGGATACTCCACTGTCTCAGATGCTATAGCGTACTCATATCAATACCTAGGACATGAGTTCTGGGTTATAACATTCCCCACTGGGAATGCTACTTGGGTGTACGATGCTACTACTCAGCAATGGCACCAAAGGTCTGCTGCCTTTTCTTCTAGTTTGCCGGTAAGAGAGAAGGCCAATGCTTATGCGTTTACATCATGGGCGGGAGGCACTCACATTGTGGGGGACGCCTCTGCTACTGGTAAACTGTTTGCATTTGAACCAGATACCTATACCTTTGACTCTGCCAATATGGAGCGTCAACTGACAGGACCTGGAATAACTGTAGATAATGAGCCTAGAATAAGGTTCTCTGAAGTACAGCTAGATGTAGAAGAAGGTGTGATTGAGTCCGGTGATGCCGGGAATGATCGCCAAGTAACTTTGTCTTGGAGTAAAGACGGAGGGCATACTTACTCTACTGGTACACAGCTTGCAATAGGTGAAGCTGCTGTAGAAGGCTACACTCACAGACTTATAAAAAGAAAATTGGGTTACGGAAGGAACTGGGTATTCCGTGTCTACACAGACACCCCGAGAAAGATCATACTGAAAGGCGCTTATGGTATGGTATACGGTGAACCACGATCTATAGAGGAACAACGTGCCCCTACTCCGAAATGATGCTTTCATAAACAACCCTAGGTTGCGAAGGTATCCAACTGATGCAAACCAGTGGTATGATTGGCTCCAAGAGCTTAATAGGCAAACTGTTGCCAGCACTTCGTCAAACTCTGACTGGGTAACAGATACTACCTTTTCCTCTACTGATGCTGATACAGTATCTTGGGGTTCTGGTGCCTTATACACGGCAGCAGGAGATGTGTATGCTATAGGTGCTGGTAATACAGGCAATATGGCGGCGTTGACATATATCTATATGGATATAGCTACGTCAGTAACTGCTTTCCAGACTTCTACTACTAATACAGATGCTATAGGTCCAGGTAAACTCCTGATTGCTGTAGCTGAGAACACTAGTACGGAAGCAGTTTTTACTGTATTCTCTGGTGAAGGTGGTCAACTAATAACAGCCACCAATATAGCAGCTAACTCTATTACAGCTAATGAAATAGCTGGTAATACTATAACAGCTAATGAAATAGCTGGTAATACTATAACAGCTAATGAAATAGCTTCAACAGTTACTTTCACTCAGACGCTAATTCTATCTACTGATGGTAAACTGTATACAGCAGGTAAGACTGATTACTCAGATACAACTGCTGGTATCTATTTAGGATACGACACTTCTGAAGCTGACTATGTTTTTAATATAGGCGATGCTTCAAATTCAGTACAGTGGGATGGTTCTACTCTTACTGTTACAGGAGTAGTGGCCGGAACAATAACTGCCGGGGATCTGAGCGGTATAGTACCTTTAGCTAATGAGAATGTGGCTGCTCAGGGATGGACCTATGATGGTGCATTTAGTGCCACGGATTTAAACACCGTTGCTTGGGCTACTGGTACTCTAACTACTGCCGCAGGCACTGGATACTCTATTACTGGGGCTAACACTGGGAATATGGCAGCCCGGACCTACATCTATTTAGATATAGGTGTTTCTACTACAGCATTGCAAACCACTACTACCGCAACCACAGCAATAGGTTCTGGCAAGGTGTTGGTGGCTGTAGCTGAAAATGCTACCGACGAAGCTTTCTTTCAAGTATTTGGAGGCATTGGAGGGACCCTGCTTTCTGCTGATTCTATAGCTGCTAATGCTATTACTGCTAACGAGATAGCCGCTAATGCGGTCACTGCAACAGAAATAGCAGCTTCTACAATTACAGCAACAGAGATAGCCACTAATGCTGTAACAGCTGCTAAAATAAATGTAACTGATCTTGCCGCTATTAGTGCTGACCTAGGAACTATTACCGCAGGTAATATAACACTAGATGAATTCATTGCCTCAGGCCAATCGGCCTACGATACAGGCACTGGATTCTGGCTGGAGTATAATTCCGGCACTCCCAGATTCTCTCTGGGCAATAGTGCCGGCAATAAAATGTTGTGGGATGGATCAACTCTCGCAGTCAACGGTACCCTGACCGGATCATTCCCCGCCGCCAGTTTGGGCGGAACGATTGACCTAGACACTCAGGTAGCAAATACGCTTTCTACTTCCTTTGCGGAAGCTGGGTTGATTAATACTAATGTAACTATCAACGCAGATGGATCATTAACAGGTGCGGGGGCAGGGCAGGCATCTTTAACTTCGCTCCCCGGATCTGTCCAAGTCGGAAGTATTGCGGCCAATGCTGTAACAGCCGCAGAAATCGCGGCCCTTGCTGTGACAACTGCCAAACTTGCTGCTGGAGCAGTTGAAGCTGGGAACATAAACGTCTCCACCCTATCGGCTATCAATGCCAACATGGGCGCGTTGACAGCAGGAACTATAGACCTCGCTTCTGGAACCTCTTATATCAAGTCCGGCCAATCTGCTTACGACACGGGTACAGGATTCTGGCTTGAATACAATGCAGGCACTCCAAGGTTTTCTATCGGTAACAGTGCTGGTAACAAAGTAACATGGAATGGAACAACGCTATCTATAAATGGCAGTATTGCTGGCACAATAGAAGCATCTGATTTATCTGGCCTTGTCCCCCTTGCTAATGAAGATGTATCTGCACAGGGATGGCAGTTTGACGGTACTTTTTCGGCAACTGACTCTAATACTGTAGCCTGGTCTTCTGGAACTTATACTACTTCTTCTGGAACAACATATTCTATAACCGGCGCGTCTACCGGCAATATGACTGCTCGCACGTATATTTATTTAGATAGCCTGGTTTCAACTACGGCTTTTGACTATACACAAACAGCCGCTAATGCAGTTGGCCCAGGTAAAGTAATAGTTGCTGTTGCAGAAAACTCTACTGATGAAGCATTCTTTCAGGTGTTTGGAGGTTCTGGAGGAACTCTTTTAACTTCCAACGAGATAGCCACTAATGCTATTACGGCAAATGAGATAGCCGCTACCACTATTACAGCTGACGAGATAGCCTCTAATGCTGTAACAGCTGCTAAAATAAATGTAACTGATCTTGCTGCTGTTAACGCTAGCACTGGGGCATTAACGGTTAGCGACACCCTAACGATTGGTACGTCAGGGCGGATCAACTCAACAAACAAAACAGACTACAGCGACACCGACGCGGGCTTCTATCTTGGGTACGACGCAAGCGAAGCTGACTGGGTGTTTAACATTGGTGACGCATCCAACTCCATGAAGTGGGACGGGTCCACCCTCGTCATCACTGGTGACATCTCCGCCAACAGGTCAGCAGATGATTGGGGGGCAACACAGACATTTACAGCAACATGGGGAAATGGCTTTAGCACTGATCCAACAGGTGATATGAGTTACGCAGTCAGTATGGATGGGCTTAGAGCCAAAATCTGGTTCCCTGTAGACACGATGGGGACTGCGGACACAACCGCAATGAGTATTAACAACTTGCCGTCCGGTATTCGCCCAGCAGGTGGCACAGCTACACAAGCTCTCGGGCGGGGGCTGGCTAGAAGCGGGAACACAGATCCAACTCTATGTATTGCCGATATTGCTCAGGCCAGCGCGGGTTCTGCTGGGCAGGTTCATTTTGAGATATTTATCGGAGACACTGGATCTAGTGGTGGTGGGTTTGAAGTTGACCGGAATTCCTGGACCAGTAGTGGCAGCAAGGGGCTTTATCAAGACAATACATTCGAGTATTACCTGTAATGCCCAGACGCATGACAAAAGCCCAGATTGGAGTAGCACTCAGCAGTATCCGTGCAGATATTCTTGATGAGGTTGAGTACCTTGTTCGTCAGTATCGTAGGGTGGATGAGCCAAACCCAGACGACATGATTATTCAAGCGGTAGATACTCCTGCTAGAGCCAAAGCTCGATTGGTTGAGTGGATCACTGAATATAACTCTCGTAATGATGCCGGAACTGGGCAGATATTCCTTAACGAGTGCCTTGTTGCTGCTGGTTCGTTGGAGACTGTTGCTTCTCTTAATGCTCAAATCACTGTTTTAGAGACTCAAGCACAAACAATGGTTGATAACGTCAACAATAGTGCATGGACATTCGATCAGGTAGCAGATTGGCTTGAAGCGAACTTGCCGCAGGAGGCATCTGAAGTGTTGTCCTATAAATCTCTTCCAATTCCTGAAGGCTACGTAACTGTATGGGGAGAACCATATTGACTCTAATACCACCGAACCCCATTAAGGCGTACAATAGAGCAAGGAAGGGCTTTAGGGTATTTAATACATTGAGGAAACGCAGGCAGGCTAGGAAAGCCCAGCGTAATGGTGAAGAACTCACCGAAGAACAGATAGAATTACTAGAGGAGAAACCTATCATGGGTGCATTTATAAAGAAGAAGGCTGTGGCTGCTACTAAGAGCCTAACCGTTGGTGTAGCAGGTGGACTGGTAGGCTTGAGGGGTATACCGCATCCGATTTATCTACATGGACTGTAGACACACAAGTACGCGACGTATTTGTTAGAGCAAGATTCAATCACGTTATAATTTCATAGGACTATTAAATGCCCATAGATTCTACTAAGCCTACATGGGATGCGGCTGGATACTATTCTGCTCCACCTCAAGGGGCGTTATCCAATGCCTCAGGTGGGGGGCCTACTGTTGAGCAAATAGCCCAGATGGGGATGACTCCTGAGCAGTACGATCAGATGGCCCCTATGCAAGGGTGGCCTCAACGCCAAGCATCTGGAGATGAAACTAGAAACCAACTGTTGATGAGGCTAACAAGCCTATTGGGTACTGGAGGGTCAAATGCTACAGGTAGTGAGGGTGACCGTGTAGCTACCCCTGAACAGATGCAAGCCCTTCCTGGATATGAGAGTTGGGCGCAGGCCGCACAAGCAGCGGGACTAGATCCTACGGAGCTTATCACTGAGCGTAACAATAATGTCAATCGATACCACAGCGGTAGTACAGTAGGCCGTATGGGGAACTGGTTTGACCAGTCTGGTATGGGGGAACTCATTACCTACGGCACGCTCATCACGGCGGGGCTGGGCGCTGGCGGAGCCTTATTCGGTGGGCCAGGAGCAGGCACCGGCGGTAATGGAATATTTGGTGGTGGTGCTGCTGGCGGCGGGGTTTCTGGTACTGAATCATTCTTAGCAGCCGCTGGACCCAATGCAGGGATAGAAAGTGCGGCTGCATATACTGCCGCTGGAGTAGCCCCTACCGGAGCTCTGCCTGGAGCCTATGCATCCACACCGCTCACTGTTTCTCCAGCAGGACCTATTGGTTCAGGGGCGGCTACTGGTGCCCCTACAGCATATGTTCCGGGAGAAGCTTATGGGGCTGTGCCCAGTGGTGCTGCTGGTGCCCCTACAGCATATGTTCCGGGAGAAGCTTATGGGGCTGTGCCCAGTGGTG